TCACAATGTGGACATCATGCGATTCAGTGGATTCAGTTCTGCAGCTTCTTCAAGATGGTCTGGCGCAAAGTGGGCATAGCGCATAGTTTCGCGGATGTTGGCATGTCCAAGTATGCGCTGTAGCACTAAAATGTTCCCGCCATTCATCATGAAGTGACTTGCGAATGTATGACGCAGTACGTGAGTCATTTGCCCCTCAACCAATTTAATGTCCGTCAAAGCCAGGGCGTTCCTGAAATCCTTATAGCAGGGTTTGAACATCTTACCCTGCAGAGGTTCAAGTTCTTCATAAAGCCATACCGGAATAGGGACGGTTCGGTTCTTTTTACCTTTTGTCTTAGTGAAGGTGATTTTGTTTGGAGATAACTGAGAACGTGTAAGCTGTTCGGTCTCTCTCCAGCGTGCCCCGGTCGCCAGACAAATTTTTACGATCTGTGTCAGGTGGGGTTTGCCGTAGCTTTCCATGGCTTCCAGCAGTTTTCTTATCTGCTGTTCAGTCAGCCAAGACATCTCCTTTTCGGCTTCTTTGAACACACGAAGGCCGTCAAGAGGGTTTGGAAGAGACCATTCACCGAGACGCTTAAGCTCGTTGAAAACCGCACACAAGAATTGATGTTCACGATTTACAGTGACCGGTTTTACTTTCCACTTTTCAGGATCTGCGTGGTAGCCGTTAGTGATTTTTCCAGCAATGCGCTGCTCTCTGTAGTGCGCCCAGTCCTTAGATGTGATCTGAGAAGCTATCGGGTCACCAAGTCCGTTACAGATAATATCAAGTTTGGCTTTACGTGATTTGCTGGCTGTCAGCTGCATCCCGTGCAAATTGTGCCACAGGTCGATTAATTCGCTGAGTTTACGACGATCTTCTTTACTACCCAGCCACGGCTTTTGTTTAGCTTCATCACGTGTGTAATTTTCAAAAGCTACAGCTTCGCCCTTAGTTGCGAACTTCTGGCGAACGCGGCGGCTTCCCCTTCCATCCAAATAGAAATCGGCAAGCCATTCGCCATTGGGCTGCTTTTTGATCGCCATAAATTTAAGCGTTCTTATGAAGAGTGGTCAAAACCATGCCAACGCACTCAATATCGTCAGCGTGACATTCAAACTGAGTTGATTCGTTTCTTACATTCAGTCTGTTACCCGGTAAGCGGGAAACGTCATAGACATCAACAATACCGTCCAGATCAATGACCCAGCGTCCATTCCCCACAGCTCTTGTTTCTAGGCTTACACACCATTGACTGGTTCCTTTGAAAAGCAGTGCAGCCTTTTTAACTGAGGAACTGATGAAAGACGGATCACATATCCAGCTGCCTACTTCAACTAACTGACCTGTGTGAATATCAAATTTCGGAAGGCATCTGAACTGATCGCTTGATGAACTCGTAATTGCAACTGGGGGCTGTGGACGTTCTTCATACATACCACCGTTACCAGTAGCCAGCCAGTAAAGAGAAACACCCGTATCTAAAGCACATGCAATGACTACTTCACCGGGAAAATGTTCACGGCGAATCCACGCGCTCATTGTCCCCGATGGAATATCCAAGTGCTCACCCAGTTGCTTTTGCATTTCAAAGTTGTACGCATCCATGATTCTGCGAAGCACAACTCTACCCCCAGAGTTTTGCATAGCTTCCATGAGCGCCGTGCCCTTCAAACCATACTCGATTTGAGGCGTTGATCTTACATTTGCAAGTTCAACCCCTTCGGCAAGCCACTTTATGTCCGCCCCAGTATCAAGGGCACATTGCAGAATATAGTCCCCAGGTATTTTGCCCCGTTTTATCCAATTCTGGATTGTAGGCAAGGGGGTTTTAGTCATGTCTGAATAAGCTGAGCGCGACTTAACCCCATAAGAACTAAGAATTCTTTCTACAATCTGCTTAACTTTGATGCTTTCGCTATCCATAAGAACCTCAAATGGGTCCAAATAACCACTTTACATGGTAACTTTTGGATCATAATATCCGTCCTGCACACCGCTAATGTGCCAGAACATACTAAAAACCAACCTAACCGGAGATATTCCCCGATGAGTATCCAAATTGCAATCCCTTCAGGACCGGATTTCCTCTCATATGAGGAGTTTGCGAAGCAGTACGAATGCAGCCTGAACACCGTTAAAGAAATGGTGAAAAAGGGCGAACTGCTTGTAGTACCTCGTACTCGTGAGGGCGGCTTAGGGCGTATCAACATGATTGCCTTTCGTGCCCGCCTTTTAGCTCAGGCACTGAACTCACGCTATGCCGTGTTCCAGTAACTTGATTTTGTAAGTTTACAGAGGGATTTGGCATGTTTGATTTTCGCGTTTCCACCCATGGTCATTTTGAAGACGCCTGCCGCAAGTTCGCGCTGACACACAATATGAACGAGCTGGCTAAGCGAGCTGACATGAAAGTGCAGACCCTTCGCAATAAGCTGAACCCGGATCAGGTACATAAGCTGACTGTAGAAGAAATGCTTCTGCTGACCGATTTGACAGAAGACGCAACGCTGATTGATGGCGCATTAGCTCAACTCAACTGCTTACCTTGCGTTCCAGTTAATGAACATGCCGCTGAGAAGTTTCCAGCTTACGTTCTCAACGCTTCCGCTCAGGTGGGAACCCTTGCTGCCAGTGCTGCAAATCACGCCAGCATTACCACTTCATGCCGTCGCGGGCTCGTTGAAGCAGCTAATACCGGCATTCGCTGCATGATGCTGGCGGCTCTCGCTGTTCAGAATCGCGTTCACTCTAACCCTGCGCTGTCAGGCACCGCTGATGTATTAAGTGGTATCGGTGCATCTTTCGGGATGGTGTGAGAAATGGCGTTTTCGGTAGCACCGCTTTTAAAGCGGCAAAGCCCGTCCCACGCATATAGCCACGGCTGGATTGCGGCAGAGAAGGGCAGGCGCTGGCATCCGGCAATCTCACAGGCCGAACTGCTGGCAGGATTAACCGGTAAGAGGAAAGGATCATGGCTTACAAGGCTGAAAGTATCACCGTTCAGATGAACGCCGGGCAGCGTGCCAGTGCGCTTAATCATATTTCTGCGCTTCGCACCATGATGTACGGTGATTGCAGCCATGAACTGAAACGCTTTATCACAGACATGCGTGATAAGCGCGATCACCAGGCAGAACATAATAGCCGCGCACTGAGCGCGATTTTCTTCCTGGCAAATATCAGCAAAGAACGTCACGGCGTTGATTTCAGTGAACTGACGAGTGACGAAAAAACGGCGCTGATTTGCGCAATGAATCACTTAAAAGCAGTCGTGAGTTTATTTCCAAAGAATCTGACGTTACCTAATTAATTAACCCAAAGAAATTAAATGGCGTAAACCCGCCGGGCATTCTTTTGCCCGAATTCAGGAGAATGAGAAATGCGAAATATCCAGACCCGTAATTTTAAAGCTGACGACGACGCGCTTAATGCCCTGCTGAGCAAGGCCAAATCTGAGCAGCGCAGTGATGATGCCATGTCAGTTTCTATCCGCCTGGCCGCGCTGGCGATTCATGCCCGAAAAGAGGAAATGTCAGCGGCGGACATCATCGATCTTCTGGACAAAGAAGCAGAACGCTTTGAGAACCAAGCGCAGGAGCTGCACTGATGGCCGATTCAATGGACCTGGTACAGCAGCGCGTGCAGGAAGAGCTGGCGCGCAATCTGGCAAACGCGACTCACCGCCCCGCAGGGGCGAGTGAGTTTTTTTGCCTGTCGTGCGGCGAAGAGATCCCGGAGAAGCGCCGCCGCGCACTGCCGGGCGTTTCCCTCTGCGTGACCTGCAAACAAATCAGTGAGCTGAAAAGCGCGCATTACAAAGGTGCAGCGTTATGAAAACCATTCTGAAATGGGCCGGCAGCAAGTCCGGCCTGATGCCTGAACTGACTAAGCACCTGCCCGCCGGTGATCGTCTGGTTGAGCCGTTTGCCGGTTCCTGTGCGGTCATGATGAATACGGATTATCCGGCTTATCTGGTGGCGGATGTTAATCCCGATTTGATTAACCTCTATCGCCAGGTTAAAGAGCATACGCGTCCGTTTATTGTCGTGGCGTTATCGCTCTTTAATCAGAACAAAACGGAAGAGAGTTATTATCAGGTCCGCGAAGACTTTAACTTCAACGCGGCGCTGCCACTGCTGGAACGTGCTGCGCAGTTCCTCTACCTGAACCGCCACGGCTACCGTGGCCTTTGCCGTTATAACAAGCGCGGCGAATTTAATAATCCCTACGGCAATTATAAAGAGCCATATTTCCCGCTGGCCGAAATTGAGGCTTTTGCCCTGAAGGCCCAGCGTGCAACATTTGAATGCCTGGGCTATAGCGAAACCCTGAACATGGTCCGCGCCGGTGATGTCGTGTACTGCGATCCCCCGTATCACGGCACGTTCACCGCTTATCACACCGATGGATTCAGCGACGACGATCAGCACTCACTGGCCTGCATTCTGCTGGGTATCTCTGAGCGTAACCCGGTCATAGTTTCAAACAGCGACACGTTGTTTACCCGCAGTATCTACCGCGAATTTGGCCTGACCAGAATCACAGCTGCCCGCTCTGTTGGCGTGGCCGCCGGTGAAGGCAAGCGCGCGCCAGAAATCATCGCGGCGCGTCACATGAGTCTGGCGGTGTAATGGCTCAGGTATTCGCATACCCGTGGAATGCCCCTAAAAAGGCAATCAATCCACAGCTGGACCCGGCGGAAGTTGCGCCGGTGTCTGCGCTTTCAAACCTGATCGCTCTCTATGCTGCGGACAACGAGCAGGAGCAGCTGCGCCGTGAGGCAGTGAGCGATCAGGTGTGGGACCGCTACTTTTTCAACGAATCCCGCGATCCTGTTCAGCGCGAAATTGTGCAGGACAGAATCATCAGCCGGGCAAAGATGGCTCGCGAACAGCAGCAGTTCAATCCTGATCTGGTCGTCGTGGCAGATGTTCGCGCCCAGCCTTCGCACATCAGCAAGCCTCTCATGGACCGCGTTAAGTTTTTCCACAAACTCGGCAGACCGCATGCTTATTCCCGCTATCTGCGTGAAACTATCCGCCCCTGCCTTGAAAGGCTGGCGTGCGTGCGCGAAAGCCAGATTTCAGCCTCATTCCGGTATATGGCCGGTCACGACGGGCTGGACGGCCTGCTGGCCTTGCCTGAAATGAACCAGAATCAGGTCAAGCGTTTGTCAACGCTGGTTGCAGCTCACATGAGCATGTGTCTCGATAAAGCCAGTGGCCATCTGTTCGTCAGTGACGACGTGACGCCGGAGCAGGTCCGCCAGGCATGGGAAGCTGTTGCAGCGGAAGCGATGCGCCTGGACGTAATCCCCCCGGCCTTTGAGCAGCTGCGCCGCAAAAAGCGCCGCCGCAAGCCAGTGCCCTATGATCTGATCCCGCCCTCACTGGCCCGTATGCTCTGCGCGGATTGGTGGTATCGCAAGTTATGGCAGCTGCGTTGTGAATGGCGTGAAGAGCAGCTGCGCGCTGTCTGCCTGGTCAACAAAAAAGCATCCCCCTATGTCAGCTTTGAAGCTGTGATCCATAAGCGTGAGCAGCGCAGGAAGTCTCTGGAGTTCTTCCGCTCACATGAGCTGGTCAGCGATGAAGGCGATACGCTGGATATGGAAGACGTGGTGAATGCCAGTAGCAGCAATCCGTCACACCGCCGTAATGAAATGATGGCCTGCGTTAAGGGACTGGAGCTTATCGCGGAAATGCGCGGCGACTGCGCCGTTTTTTACACCATCACCTGCCCGTCACGTTTCCACGCAACGCTTAACAACGGCAGGCCGAATCCAAAGTGGACAACGGCCACCGTTCGCCAGAGCAGTGATTATCTGGTCGATACGTTTGCCGCCTTCCGCAAGGCCATGCACAAAACCGGTATGCGCTGGTATGGCGTGCGGGTTGCTGAGCCACATCATGACGGCACCGTACACTGGCACCTGCTGTGCTTCATGCGCAAAAAAGAGCGCCGTTCAGTCACCGCACTGCTGCGGAAATTTGCCATTCGTGAAGACCGCGAAGAACTTGGCAGCAATACCGGGCCGCGCTTTAAGTCTGAGCTGATCAACCCGCGTAAAGGTTCACCGACCAGTTATATCGCTAAATACGTGAGCAAGAATATCGACGGGCGCGGCCTGTCGAATGAAATCAGTTCAGAAACAGGTAAATCACTGCGTGACAGCGCGGAGAACGTCGGCGCGTGGGCGTCACTTCACCGCGTTCAGCAGTTCCGCTTCTTTGGCATTCCGGGCCGTCAGGCTTACCGGGAACTACGCCTGCTTGCCGGTCAGGCGCTGAGAAATCAGAGCGAAAAAAAATCCGGTGCACCGGTTCTCGAAAACGCTCAACTGGATGCGGTGCTGGCCGCTGCAGATGTGGGCTGCTTTGCCACCTACATCATGAAACAGGGCGGTGTACTGGTTCCACGTAAACATCACATCGTCAGAACTGCTTACGAACTTAATGACGAGCCAACTCCTTACGGCGATCACGGCACCCGCATTTATGGCATCTGGTCCCCGTTAGTGGCGGGCCGCATCTGCACGCACGCAACGAAGTGGAAAATGGTCCGTAAGGCCGTTGATGTTCAGGAGGCGACAGCCGACCAGGGCGCTAGCGCCCCTTGGACTCGTGGCAATAACTGTCCCCCTGATGAAAAAATGAGCATTTCAGGAAGTGAGCCGGTAACTGTTGAACCTGTCGAGCCGGGCGGAACGCCTGTGTATGGTCCGGCAGATTTCAACAACATGACCAGAAAACAGCGCCGTGATCTGCTGGCGCGTCTCCGGGTGGTGAAGCCGCGCCAGAAACAGAGTTATAAGCAGGAAATTGACGATGATCAGCGGGCGCTTTTGGTTGCAGAACTGCGGGTGAGGGGGTTTTCCGGGGAGGAAAGGGAAACAAATCTGCTTCTGTCCGGTGGGAGCCTTGATTCTGGTGCAGGTATGCGCATTTTTTACAGTAAAGGACGGCTGCAGGAGGATGATAAGTGGAGTAAATGGGTTTAAGCCAAAGTGGCATCAATAACCGAAGCCGGGGAATAACTCAGTCTAGCTCTTTTTCTAATCAAAATAAGAGGTTGGAACGGCTGCCAATCACAATTTTTGATTTGAGATTAAGCCTGATTGAATGAAAAAACATTTCACATTTTTAGATGCATCTACTACTGTATGCTTATACAGTCTTTAGGGCAAAAGGGAGGTAAGATGAACACTCAAGATTTGGCACCGATAAATCGTAAAATGGCCTGCGTTCAGTTCATAGCTGAGGTGTCGCTGATAGCGAATTGCAAGCCATCCGAAATGAAGTTAGCAATGAGTATCATTGCAGAGTTAGCACATTCGGGCTGTGAGAATGTCCCTGAAGATGAGATTTTTTACGCTGCGGAATGATCTGAGTCCAGCCAGTCATTATTGATAACGTTGCTGGCATCAAAATTTATTTTTGGGCTGGCAAGGTTCAACAACGAGTACTGCGAGGCGTTAGGTGATGGCCGGAAGCGATTCGAATTATCAGGTAGTTTACCGGGGCGAAAGCCTGACTGATTATACGCCAGGCGGATTAGTTTTCTTTCAGCGGCCTAAAGAGAACGGCGGCGGTTTCTGGCTAGGTAGGACTCATGATGGTGTTTTCTGGCTTGAGATTTCTACCCCTGTCTCTCTTTCGCAGGGTCTCCTTTATCTACAGGAGCTGAAAAATCACATCCAGGTTGATTTGAGCTTCATTGCTCCAGATGACAACCTGCCGCTGTTCTGACTCTGTGTAGGTAAGTGCATGTCTATGCTGCATGAATCCGCATGATCCCAAAAGGATCGTTGACCCTTCGGCCCGCCAGTACTGGCGGGCTTTTGTTTATGTCATGCAGGTGCATGAAAACCGCAGCATAAAGCGGGCAGGCGTGGCGGGGGTACGAGCGCGCGCTAAGGGGAATAGCATATGCTTTAGCTAATCCGTAACATAGTGTAAATTACTATCTGTTGAGATTATTCTTATCTTTTGATTTTAGTGCAGACATAGAGGGAATTATGGCTTTTAGCGATGTAAAAAGACTAAGCAGAGAAAGGTTTAACGCATACGTTGACTGGACAAGACTCCCAAATACGAGACTTCTTGGCGTAGAACTCGAATGGTTTTGTGGCCCGAGAGAATATATTTTAGGTGTTTTGATATTAGACCGTACTGACAGCGATTTTGGTGGAGTGGTTTTAGCTAGAGATTTAAGCGGACGATATCGTTGTATAGAAGCATTTGCTAGCATTGATGAAAAAAACTCTGCCAGAGCTAAATTAAAAAAAACAATGCGAAAACACATTAAGAATAATGTGACGATTTTCCCTCAAGGTGATGAGACCTATAAACCAATTGATTTGTTCAAACCTGTAGTACCAAAAGAAAAGTTGCATAAACATTTTTCTCTTTTTGAAGAGTATGTAAACTGGTCTCCAGCCACTAACATTATCAAAGAAATGATGAATCATTTTGAAGATGTTGATGGTAATTTTGTAGAGCAGTTTCAGACTACGGCGTTTGATGCTAGATTATGGGAGTTATATCTTTTCGCATATCTTAAAGAGGATGGTTTTTGGCTAGATAGAAAATTTAATGCACCAGACTATGTTGTAAAAAAATTTGGTCAAACAATTTGCATTGAAGCTGTAACTGTTAATCCGACTGGAAATGAAATCGACCAGTCTCTTGAAAGAGATTTTGTTCCGAGCAACCCTGATGAATTGGCAGAGAAGTTAGAGAACTATATGCCAATTAAATTTGGAAGCTCATTGTTTTCAAAATTAAACAAAAAGAAAAAATACTGGGATCTCGAACACGTTGCAGGAAAACCTCTTGTTTTTGCTATAGCGGATTTCCATGAGGCTAACTCGATGATTTGGTCTCATAGCGCACTTTGGCAATACCTTTATGGCTTACGATACGAACATGTTATCGCTGAAGATGGAACATATCACGTAGCAGCAAAGAAAATAATTTCACATCAGTTGGGGGAGAAAAAGATCCCATCAGGTTTCTTTTATCTTGAAAATGCAGAGAACATATCAGCTGTTCTAAGCTCCAATAGTGGCACTATTTCTAAATTCAACCGAATGGGAAAGTTGGCCGGTTTTGGAAGCGATGAAATACTTCTTTTTCGAACAGGATATTGCCACGATCATGACCCAGAAGCATTGATGCCTCAAACGTTTCATTTTGAGGTTAAGGCGGGTGCGGTAACTGAAAGTTGGAGTGAAGGTTTGAACATGTATCATAACCCTAATGCAAAGCACCCAATTAACCCTAACTTATTTCCTTCTATAGCTCATCACTTCCTTGAAGACGGAAGTATTAAAAGTATCATTCCAGACTTCCATCCATACTCCTCAATTACCCTAAACGTTAAAGTTGGAAGGGGAGGAAGAAAGGAATTAAAAATCGATGAGTAATTTCAAGCCGCTTACGCGGCTTTTTTTAATCTAATTTATAGTCATTGAATAGTATCACGTCTTCCCCTAACCAACTATTCAACTCCTCAAAGCGTTTTTGTAAAGGAATTAGTTCATTACGCACAAACACTTTACTGGCTTTCTCAATATCACCGAACCCACCCGTGTTGTTGGGAATAATCCCCATCAGCTGCGGCGGAACGCGATGCACGGCCAGCATGTCGTCGCGGCTCACGTTTTTGATGTTCAGGAATTCATCCTTCGCCGCCACCTCAGACAGCGGGATGATCTGGATGCCGTCCTTTTTTCCGTTCGGGCTATACATAAACAGGTTTCGGAAGTTGCCAGGGCCCTTCGCACTTTTCATGGCGCTGCGGATATTATCCACGTCCTGCTGACTTTGCGCCGGGTCGGTCATATACATGATGAAACCCGCGTGGCTGCCGTTGAGGTAATACTTGCGGCGGAACAGCGTAGCCGACTCATTCAGCAGCGCCGAAGGAATAGCCGACAGGTAGCCCGGCAGGCCGTAAATCTCCTGGTTAATGTCTGGTTCCATCAGGTGGAAGACGCTGCCTTTCGCAAACTCATACGGCTCTGTGTTAATGCCATAGTGTGCATACCAGTACGTGTCCAGGTCGAGGCCGCGCCGGGTGAACTTCGCAAGCGACGGCTCCAGCTTCAGCACGTTACCCAGGCGGCTGGTCCGCTTCTCTAAGTAGGCATTGCCGAAAATCAGGTAATCCAGCGCAAAGCGGCTGAACGCCTGCTGACTAAGCAGCGGGTGCGGGATAAAGGTACTCGCCAGAATATTACACTTTACGCTGATCGGTGAGCTGTGGTGCACGGCGGCGCGGAACGTGCGCGCCAGCCCGTCAACGCTTACGGGCGGCTCATACCAGCGATCATTAGCTACGCATTCCACGTAGTCCAGCAGTTCGCGGCGGTCCAGCACCGGGATCGGGTCGCCAAAGGTAAACGCCTCCGACGCTGCCCCGCTTGTCATGTTATCCGGCTGCGGCACGGGCTGCGTGCGGGTGCGGTTCCTGCGTTTGCTCATCAGTAAATCTCCACAATGTTCTGCGTGTGTGCCGCCTGTCCCTGCAGCGGCTCGTTTGCCAGCGCGTGCATGGTCGCCCAGGCTAAATCGCCGTGGCTGACTTCCTCGCTGCGGCTGGTTTCATAGGTCGGACGGTTGCCGCTGGCCGTGGTGGCCTTGCGGATAGACATAAACGACTGCGCAATGTCGAGGTGGCTGGCGTCAAACTCCAGCCGCCCGCTGGCGATGGTGTCGTAAGCCTTCAGCACCAGGGCGTTCTTCACGTTGGGGTTATAGACAAACTCCTTCACCTGCGGGAAGAAGGCTTTGACGTTTTCATACACGCCCAGCCCGACGCCGGTGGAGTCGATGCCGATATAGGTGACGTTATACTGCTGCGTCAGGGTCCTGATGGCGTCAGCCTGCGCCCGGAAGTCCATGCCGCGCCACTGGTGGCGCTCAAGGATGCGGAACTTGCCGCCCGGCACGGCAGGCGGTGCCATGACCACGCACCCAGCGCTGTCGCCGTTCTGCGTGCCCTTCGCCGGGTCATAGCCGATCCAGACTTCCTTCCAGCCAAACGGGCGCAGCGCCAGCGCCTCAAAGTCGCTCCAGACTTCCCAGCTGTCCACCATGCACTTCTGCAGCATGGCCAGCTGGAAGACCGACGCGAGATCGTCCATAAAGACGCACATCAGCAGGTTCTGGTAATCCTCCGGGCTGTAGCGCGTGCGCAGCTGCTCCAGGTCAAACAGGTCACAGCCGCCGCGCACCGCATCTTCAACGGTGACAATCTGGCGAAACTGACCGTCTTCACAGAGGCGGCCTGCGGCCAGTGACTGATGGCTGAGGTCAATATCAACCCGGTCCGCTTTGGCCCGGCCCTTGTTGAACTGCGCGCCGGACCAGAACGGATAGGCGCTGTGCGTCAGGCTGGACGGCGTGGAAAAGTAGGTTTCGCGCCACTTTTTATGCAGCGCCATGCCGGACGCCACTTTCTGCAGTTCCTGAAACTTGGGAATCCAGAAATATTCATCCAGGTAAAGATTGCCGTGATAGCTCTGCGCGGTGCGGGCGTTGGTGCCTAAGAAGTACAGGCACGCGCCGTTACTCAGCGTCATCGGGTCGCCCTTCAGGTCTACGTCCACCTCGCGGGCAAATTCGATAATGTACTGTTTAAAGACGTGCGCCTGCGCCTTACTGGCTGACAGGAAAATCTGATTACGCCCGGTGGTCAGCGCATCGATCAGCGCCTCGCGGGCAAAAAAGAATGTCGCCCCGATCTGGCGTGACTTCAGCAGGTTGCGGACCGAGTATTTATTTCCGGCCTCCCACCACTGTCGCTGATAGCCGAACATCGAGCCGTGGAAAATCTCCTGCAGCTTCTCAATCTGCTCATCGGTGAAAAGGTTCTTTATTGGTGCTGATCGCGGGCCTTTGTTGCGGTTTTCCACGTTCGGGTTCAGGTCCGCTTCATTGCCGCCGTTGCTGAATTTACCGATCCGGGCGTGGCGCTCAGACTGGCGCGCCAGCAGGTCAATTTCCTTAAAGTCTTTCCCTTCCTTCTGCTCCTTCATGATGAGCTGGCAGTAACGTGCGGCGGTGGTCAGCTGCATCTGATCGAGCGGGCCGTAGTCGCCCCACCTGTCGCGCTTCTTCCAGCTGTGAACGGTTGCGGGTTTCTCTCCCAGCATTTCAGCAATGCGGGCGATGCGGTATCCCTGAAAGTACAGCAGTAAAGCCTGCCTGCGGGGATCGAGGTCGTCGGGGGCGGGTGTCATGTTCATGCAGCCAAAATACGGCCCCGCCGCCACCTTTTCCGCCATCCCTCGTTGTGTGGTTTCCCGCACAACGTCCGCGCGTTGTTTCGATACCCCTGCCGCCGCAACCATAGGGCCTCACAGAGTTTTACTGACCGGAGCCTGGACAATGGCAAAGAAAGCAAAGCGTTTTCGTATCGGGGTGGAAGGTGCCACCACGGACGGGCGCACCATCGAGCGCAGCTGGCTTGAACAGATGGCGGCAAATTACAGCCCTGAGCTGTACACCGCCGTGATCAACATGGAGCACATCAAAGGTTACACCCCTGACAGCCCGTTTCGCCGCTTTGGTGTGGTAGAGGCGCTGGACGCAGAAGAAATCAGTGACGGCCCGCTGAAAGGCAAGCTGGGGCTGTATGCCGTGATTAACCCGACGGATGAACTGGTCACGCTGACCGGTGCCATGCAGAAAATCTTCACCTCTATGGAAATCCGCCCGGAGTTCGCGGACACCGGCGAAGCGTATCTGATTGGCCTGGCCGTGACCGACGATCCGGCCAGCCTCGGCACCGAAATGCTGCAGTTCAGCGCCAGCGCCGGGGCGAACCCGCTGGCAAACCGCAAGCAGCATCCTGACAACCTTTTCTCTGCCGCTGAAGAAACCCTGATCGAGTTTGAGGACGTGGCAGACGAAAAGCCCGCTCTGTTTACCCGCATCAAGGCGATGTTCAGCAGACAGCAGCAGACCGATGCGGCCCGCTTCAGCGACGTGCATCAGGCCGTGGAGCTGATTGCCACGGAGCAGCAGGAACTGAGCGCGCGCCTTGAAACGGCACTGAGCGAACAGGCCGACAGCCTGAAATCACATTTCAGCAGTGCGCTGGGTGAGGAAGTGCTGAAGCGCGAACAGCTGCAGGCGGACTTCACCGAACTGCAGCAGCAGCTGAGCCGGGAAGATGGCCGCCAGCAGGTCCGCCCGCGCACGCCGGGTAACGGCAGCGGCGGCGAAGTGCGCACCGACTGCTGATACAGCGGCGGCAAACCTTTTTAACGAACAGAGAAAGCAGAGCGATGAAAAATACTACCCGTTTTAAGCTGAATGCTTACATGTCGGTGCTGGCAGAAATCAACAAAATTGACCTGTCCGCGCTGAACAGCAAATTCACCATTGAGCCGTCCGTGTCGCAGACGCTGGAAAGCAAAATTCAGGAGTCGTCCGCGTTCCTGCAGGCCATCAACATCATGCCGGTCGGTGAGCAGAGCGGCGAACGGCTGGGGCTGGGGATCGGCACCACCATTGCGGGCACCACAGACACCACCCAGAAAGAGCGCGAGCCAACCGATCCGACTTACATCGACGGCGACGGCTACAAATGCACGCAGACCAACTTTGACACCGCGCTGCCTTATTCAAAGCTGGACATGTGGGCGAAGTTCAGTGATTTCCAGACCCGCATCCGTGACGCCATCGTGAAGCGTCAGGCGCTGGACCGCATCATGATCGGCTTCAACGGCATTAAGCGCGAGAAGACCTCAGACCGCGTGAAAAACCCGCTGCTGCAGGACGTGAATATCGGCTGGCTGGAGAAAATCCGCCAGGAAAAACCGGCGCAGGTGCTGGGCCAGCATATCGGTGACGACGGCAAAGTGGTGTCGGACAAAATCACCGTCGGGATCGGCGGCCTGTTCCGTAACCTGGACGCGGTGGTGATGGGCGCGGTATCAGAAAAAATCGGCGTGCAGTACCAGGACGACACCGAACTGGTGGTGATCTGCGGACGCCAGCTGCTGGCTGACAAGTATTTCCCGCTCGTTAATCAGAGCCAGCCAAACACCGAAGCACTGGCCGCTGATCTGATCATCAGCCAGAAGCGCATCGGCAACCTGCCAGCGGTGCGCGCGCCATACTTCCCGGCGAATGCGCTGCTGATCACCCGTCTGGATAACCTGTCCATCTACTGGCAGGAAGAAACGCGCCGCCGTTCAATCATCGATAACCCGAAACGTGACCGCATAGAAAACCTTGAGTCGGTTAACGAGGCTTACGTGGTCGAGGACTACGACTGCACCTGCCTGGTGGAAAACATCGAGCTGCTGGAGCAGGAACCGGAAAAAGCGCCGGGTGAGATGAGCGACGCGGAAATCGCACGCATCGCCGCCGTGGCGGCCAGCGTGGTTAAGTCCATGACCGGGGGCAGCAGTTCAGGCGCCAGCGCGGACACCACGCAGACCAGTGATGCCGGTGACGGCAGCAAAGGCGGAGCGTAACCCGTGACTAACCCTTTCCGCGCGCACACGCGCTTTATTCAGGCTCAGGAGGCCGCCCGGTCGGGCGGCAGTGGCCGCAGCACAAAGGGCTATGACCTGATGCTGCTTCAGCTGAACGAAGACCGCCGCCGCCTCAAGGGCATTCAGTCCAACGTCCGTAAGGCCGAAATCAAGGTGGAGGTGCTGCCGAAGTACGCCGCCTGGGCTGAGGGCGTGCTGAGTGCTGACGGCGCGCAGCAGGACGACGTGCTGATGTACGTGATGCTCTGGCGCGTTGACGCCGGTGACTATGCCGGTGCGCTCGCGATTGGCCGCCATGCGCTCAAGCACGGCTGGTCGATGCCGCTGGGACACCGCACCACCGCAACGGTGCTGGCTGAAGAAATTGCCGACGCGGCAAAGGCCGCCGTGCTGGCGAAGACGCCGTTTGATCCGGCCCTGCTGCTGGAGGCGCTGGAGGTTGTGGACGCACACGACATGCCCGATCAGTCACGCGCCCGCCTGCACAAGTCCATCGGCTGGGTGCTGATGGAAAGCAGCCCGGCGTCCGCGCTGAACCATCTGAAGCGTGCCCTGCAGCTGGACGAGAAGTGCGGCGTTAAAAAAGACATTGAGCAGCTGGAGCGGAAGATCCGTAACGCCAGCTGATAACCGGACGTGCCCACGCGCGGGGCGGCACGGGGTGGCGACAGGCAGCGCCGCATCAAAACCCCGTCCACCGCCCACCTATTCAGGAGTAACAGAACGATGGAATTTATCGCGCCACAGAAGGCGACGGGAACGCCGGACATCATCCCCAATAACTCATTCTGGCCGGACGTTGATCTGGCGAAGTTCCGCAGCGTCATGCGCGTTGACGGCACCGTGACGCCGGAGCGTCTGCGTCAGGTGGTGCTGACCGCAATGGCGGAGGTTAACGCGGAGCTTTACCCGTGGCGTGAGCGGCAGGAGCTGGGCGGTCATAACAGCCTGGCTGATGTGCCGGCTGAGAAGCTGGCCGGTGAGAGCGTGCGGCTGCATCACTACATGAACGCGGTGTGGTGCTGGACCCGCGCGGTGCTGAACGAGCGTTATCAGGACTTTGACGCCACCGCCTCCGCCGTGAAGCGCGGCGAAGAACTGAATGATGCCAGCGGCGACCTGTGGCGCGATGCACGCTGGGCCATCAGCCGCGTGCAGGACATGCCGCACTGCACCGTGGAGCTTATCTGATGAAAGTGCGTGCGCAGCAGTATGACACGGTGGACGCACTCTGCTGGCGTCACTACGGGCGCACGCAGGGCATGACGGAACAGGTGCTGCAGGCAAATCCGGGGCTGGCGGAGCACGGTCCGCTCTTACCGCACGGGCTGGAAGTGGAGCTGCCGGACGTGACAGCGACGGCCACCGTGCAGGCCGTCCAGCTTTGGGACTGAATCATGTGGGAAAAAATTAGCACCTTTGTGACCTGGTGCATTGCGGTGGTGATGGCGTGGCTGGGCGGCATGGACCTGAAAGACGTGTCCACCGTGGCCGGTGTGCTTATCGGCCTGCTGATGGCGCTTATCAGCTGGTACTACAAACACAAAACCTACCAGCTGCTGGCAAGCGGGCGCATTACGCGGGAGGAGTATGAATCTGCAGACCGTTAAACGCTGCGCCGTGGGCGTGGTGCTGGCGCTGGCCGCAACGATGCCCGGCTTTCAGCAGCTGCATACCTCCGTGGAGGGGCTGCGGCTGATTGCGGATTTCGAGGGCTGCCGCCTGCAGCCGTACCAGTGCAGCGCGGGAAAGTGGACCGATGGGATCGGCAACACGTCCGGCGTGGTGCCGGGTAAATCCATCACGGAGCGGCAGGCGGCGGGGAATTTCATCACCAACGTGTTGCGCACTGAGGCGGCACTGGCGCGCTGCGTGGCGGTTTCCATGCCGCAGCAGGTTTATGACGCGCTGGTGTCGCTGGCGTTCAACGTCGGGACCGGCAATGTATGCGGCTCCACGATGGTGTCGTTGCTGAAAAAGGGTAAATGGCGCGAGGCGTGTTATCAGCTGCCGCGCTGGGTGTACGTGAACGGCGTATTTAATCAGGGGCTGGATAACCGGCGCGGGCGTGAACTGGCATGGTGCCTTAAAGGAGTCTGAGATGCAGATGGTTAAAAAATGGTGGTTTACGGCGTTACTCACCGTCCTGCTGACGCTGGTCAGTATCAGTAATGGCAGCTTTGTGGGCTATCCGCTGGCGGCGCTGCTGTGGGCTGACTGCTTCGCCTGGGCGAGTGTCGGACTCTTCGGGCTGAACTGCGCCGCCACGCTGACCGGCGGAGAGCGTAAGCGGGCGTTTGCCTGGCTGCTGAGGTTTGCGCAGCTGGCTGACCGCGTGCCGCTCAGATGGTATCACCGCGTGCTTATCGCAGGTGTGATGTGCGCAGCGGGCTGGAAGCTGGCGGCGCTTGCAGGCCTGAACGCGGCGTTTTATCAAATGAAAATCAGGTCCGAACTTGAGCGGGCGGCAGCATGACGCGCGCACTGGCCGCCATCGTGCTGATCCTGCTGGTATTCGCTGGCGTGCAGTCTTACCGGCTGAGCAGCGCCCACAGCAGGATTGATGCACAGCAGACCACTATTGCGGGCCAGGGCAAAAAGCTGAGCCAGAAAAACAGCCAGCTGATCGCCCTGAATATCCTGACGCAGACCAGCAGCCAGGCGCAGACGCAGCTTTACGCCGCCGCCGAACGCAACGGCCAGCTGCTGCGCGACCGGCAGCGAAAGATTGAGGAACTGAAACGTGAAAATGAAGACCTGCGCCGCTGGGCTAATGCCGCTCTGCCTGATCCTGTTGTCCGGCTGCGCCAGCGACCGGCCCTCTCAGGAGGTGAATCTTACCGTGAGTGGCTGTCCGAAAATCACCCGCTGCCAGCTGGACCCGGCAGCACTGCGCACTAACGGCGACCTTCTGGCCCTGCTGGACGAAACGGAGGCCGCCTGGGCGGCGTGCGCCGGTAAAGTCGATACCATCATCAGCTGTCAGGAAAAAGACGATGAACAAGCCGCAGTCCTTACGCAGCGCCCTGAATAAGTCGGTCCCTTATGTGGCCGACAACCCGGACCGCCTGCACCTGTTCGTGGACAGCGGGCAGGTAATTGCCACGTCCGCCCCGTCCCTGTCGTGGGAATATCGCTACACCCTGAACGTGGTGATCACCGACTTCACCGGCGATCAGAACCTGCTGATGGCCCCGGTGCTTTTGTGGCTGCGGGAAAACCAGCCCGACGCGCTGCAGAACAGCGAAGAGCGCGAAAAGCTGTTTTCGTTTGAGGTGGATATTCTGGCAAACGACCGCTGTGACATCAGCATGGATCTGAAACTGACAGAGCGCATTGTGGCAACGACGGAGGACGGTAAAACCAGCGTTGAGGCGGTGCCGGAACCGGACGTGCCGGAGGAAGTCTGGACGGTGAAACGTGGCTGAACTGCATGAAGTGGATGCCTGGCTGGCGGCGCTGCTGTCGCAGCTGGAACCGGCGGCACGGAAAAAGATGCTTCGGGAAGTGGCGCGCGATGTGCGCCGCATTCAGCAGGCGAACATCACCGCGCAACGTTCCCCGGACGGCACAGCATGGGCGCCGCGGCGCGTCAGCGCCCGCAGCAAAAAGGGTCGCATCCGTCGCGGCATGTTCGCGAAGCTGAAAACGGCAAAGTATCTGAAGGCGCAGGCTAATGCAGACACCGCTGATGTTGCCTTTGTGCCGGGGGTTCAGAAGCTGGCCCGCGTCCATCACTACGGCCTGCGGGACCGCATAAGCCGTCGCGGTCCGACAGTAAAATATACGGAACGTCCACTGCTAGGTCTGACAAAAAATGTAAAGTTAGTCATTGAAGAGATAATGCAAAATTGGCTTGCTCATGAATAAAATTTGTCATTTTTAATGTCTACATTAATCCATATAAGGGATGAGAATTTGACTTAATTCACTATCATCGACTATTATCCATCTGCAAAATGCTGAGTAAGCGGAACTTTTCTTTATCATCATTTTCATTTTCTCAATTAAAAGTAACTTCTGCTGGTCAGGCGTATCTACTTCGTGATATTCGTTCATGCTTGCAATTAGTTTTTGAGTTGTTCTAGTTATCTGAGAGCGAAGCGCTGCAGAAGTTAAACGTTTACTTATTGTATGATCACTATTATATACCCTTTTAAGAAGTTCTGCAGTTTGGATTGTTTTAGTATCATCATATAATGCCTCAATTGTGACTGCCTTAGGTTTAAATGAGAACCCAGGTAATAGCTTTATGCGATCCCAAACTTTTTGGGTGCAACAGTCAAGTAAATTATTGAAGCTGGTTATTTTAATGTTGTTGCACCTTGAGCATGCTAGATATAGATTATCCCAATCAAACTCTTTATCTTTATCCTCATCCTTTGGGATAAAGTGTTCAATGTTAATATCCATTGGGTTTTTAGTTTCGCATATATAGCACTTCTCAAAAAAACAAGCCTGTAGAGCCTCGTGTACATCGGGCGAGTCATATTTTTTCTTGCGACCTAAAGATAATGGTGCAGGATAAGTCCTTTCAACTTTAAACATTACTCACCTTCTTCTTCATTGTTCTTATTAAACTGATTAATCTTTAACTTTGCAAATTCAATAAAAGCACCTGAGTCAGTATCTAATATATCCTCTGAGAGGGCCAATGATCTTATTATATCACTAGCTGCATTGGCCTTTTCTTTATTTAAATTAAAGATTAAATTTTCAATCTGCTCTAGTTTTTCGGTTAGAATATTAGAGATTGGGAGTACACCAAATATCTCTTTCAAAATAATATCATACGAATAAGAGGATACATCCTGGACTTGCTCATTACTTGAAAGGTCGTAAATAATTGCATCTGTAACTGATGTGACAACAAATGGAGAGTGAGTTGTTACGATAAACTGCACTTTGGGAAAGGATTCGGAAAAGAATCGCAATATTTGCTTCTGAAGAGATACATGTAGATGTGCATCTATTTCATCAATGAAAATTATACCTTCAATGCTTTCAGGAGTTAGTCTCCACATTTCAACACGCATTATCAAATCTGCGTAAATAGCAAGGATAGATGAATAGCCTGATGATAGTGTCTGAAAGGAGAAGTCGTCTTTACCTCTTTGCTGTAAAAAAAACTTCCCTTCTTTGCTTGAAAACTTTAATTTTAGTGTTTCATCTTCAAAGAGACCCTTTAGATCATTTTCGATTTTATCAAACCAACGTTGTATTGATTCAGCATGCTTTAAGTCATTTTCAAATGAGATTGCATAACTTTGAGCCGTTTTTAAACTTATCAAATAATTTTCAAAGATATTATCCCCATCTTTGTTGTTTGAAAAGTGCTCATGCTCATCAAATATAGTGGATAATCTTGGCACTGATTTTGGTTGGCTTATATTAGCCTCGCGCATAGCCTTATGGAACCGTAACAAGGATCTTGTTTCAGAATTTTCATTGTTTTGTGTTTTTATATCAAATTCATCTAGCTGCTTAAGTCTTAATTGATATTCTTTATAGCGCTTTTCGTGAAATTCAAAACTTTCCCCATCGCGACCTTCATCCCGCATTGATGATGCATGATTAGCTAACCGCCTCTCCAGCGCACCTCTATCATTATTGGTAGGGTTATTTATTCCGCTCGAAAGAAAATCATATATAGACCTAATGAAACTTGTTTTCCCGCTTCCGTTACCACCTGTAATTATTAAATTCTTTCCAGCTAATATTAACTCTGCTTTTTTACTAGTGTAAGGGATAGGTATGTTTATTTCATTAATCGCTGTGAGCATAAATCCTCTTGTGACATTGTTCATACAATTAATACAGAGTGTATTTATACAGCTTTAGCTTAAAGTTATCCATAAAAAATGGAGGTTGTTATGAGTGCAAGTTATGCAGAGCTGATGAGACTCATCACTAATCTAATTCGAACAGGAATTGTTTCAGAGGTAGACACTGATAAATGGCTATGCCGTGTGAAAACAGGCTCTCTTGAAACAAACTGGATTAACTGGCTCACCCTGCGCGCCGGTAGCACCCGCACATGGTGGCAGCCCACCGTCGGGGAACAGGTTGTGCTGCTGAGCCTGGGCGGCAATCTTGAAACGGCCTTCGCCCTGCCCGCCATTTATTCCGAAGCCTTTCCGCCGCCCGACTATTCAGAAGACGGCACCACCACCGTGTTTAAGGACGGTGGCTGGTTTCAGTACGAGCCTGAAAGCGGCCAGCTGCTGATAAAAAATATCAAAAGCGTGCGCATCGAGGCGCAGGACGGCATTCAGCTGATAACCGACGCGCTGGGGATTGAGGCCAGCCAGACGCGGATCAACAGTGACACCACGATGAACGGCGATGTGACCCACGGCGGCGGCGCAATGAGTTCTAACGGCGTGATCGCTGATAAGCACTTACACGACAAAGTGAAGAGTGGCACCGATATGTCAGGAGGCCCGCAATGATGTACCTCGGCATGAACCGCGACACCGGTAAAGCCATTACCGACATCGATCACATTCGGCAGAGCATACGCGACATCCTGATCACCCCGGAAGGCAGCCGCCTTGCCCGGCGTGATTATGGTTCGATGCTGTCCGCGATGATTGACTGGCCGCAGAACGATGTCACCAAACTGCAGGTAATGGCTGCCACCTATACCGCACTGAGCCGCTGGGAGCCACGCATCCGGCTGGCCTCGGTAAACATCACGCGCAATGCGGACGGTTCTATGCAGGTTGATCTGACCGGCCAGCGCGCTGACGGCTCGCCGGTTGCTATGTCTGTTTCAACGGGGATGAGCAGTGGCAGTAATTGACCTTTCCCAGCTGCCCGCGCCGCAGGTTATTGAGGTGCCGGACTTTGAAACGCTGCTGGCAGAGCGTAAAGAGGCGCTGATTGCGCTTTATCCGGCGGATGAACAGGCAGCCATGCGCCGCGTGCTGGCGCTGGAGTCTGAACCGATTGTGAAAAACCTGCAGGAGAGCACCTACCGGGAAGTCCTGCTGCGCCAGCGTATTAACGAGGCGGCGCAGGCGGTAATGGTGGCCTATGCCATCGGCAGCGATCTGGACCAGCTGGCCGCCCGTAACAACGTGAAGCGGCTGACCATTACGCCTGCGAATCCTGACGCGGTGCCGCCGGTGGATGCGGTGATGGAGTCAGACGACGCGCTGCGCGTGCGCGTGCCGGAGGCGTTTGAGGGGCTGAGCGTGGCCGGACCGACGGGCGCATATGAGTTTCACGCGAAAAGCGCAGACGGGCGGGTGCAGGACGTGTCTGCTACCAGCCCGTCACCGGCGACGGTGCTGATCACCGTCCTGAGCCGTGAGGGCGACGGCACGGCAGCTGATGATCTGCTGGCTACAGTGAACGCCTCGCTGAGTGCCGAAAGCGTGCGCCCGGTGGCGGACCGCGTGACGGTTCAGGGGGCGAAGATTCACAGCTACAGCGTGAAGGCCAGTCTGCATCTTTTTGACGGCGTGGCCGCCGGTCCCTGTCTTGAGGCGGCAAACGCGAAGCTGGCGGCCTACCTTACCGAGCAGAAAAAGCTGGGCCGCAGCGTGCGGCGTGAGTCTTACGGGGCGGTGATGCGCGTGGCCGGTGTGGACTGGGTGGAAATCACCGAACCGGCGACAGACATCATTATGGACCGGACGGAGGCGGGCTACTGCACCGGCACGGACATTTCCGTGGCAAACGATCAGGGGGTGACATGAGCAACAGCAGCCTGATGCCGCCCGGTTCGTCTGCGCTGGAACGCCGCCTGGCAGAAGCGTGCAGCGGCATTTCCGGGCTGAGCGTGCCGCTGCGGGATTTATGGAATCCGGCCACCTGCCCGGTGAATTTTCTGCCTTATCTGGCTTGGGCCTTTTCGGTGGACCGCTGGGACGAAAGCTGGGCGGAAAGCGTCAAGCGGCAGGTGGTCAGCGATGTGTTTTACATCCATCAGCACAAGGGCACCATCAGCGCTATCCGCCGCGTGGTGGAGCCGTTCGGATTCCTGATCCGGGTTGTTGAGTGGTGGAAAAACGGTGAAGCACCCGGCACGTTCCGGCTGGACATCGGCGTGCAGGACCAGGGCATAACTGAAGAAACCTATCAGGAACTGGAACGCCTGATCAGCGATGCGAAGCCCTGCAGCCGCCACCTGCTGGGGATGTCTATCAACCTGCAGGTCAGTGGCGAAACGCGGATAGCAGCGGCCAGCTATGACGGTGATGACCTGACCGTTTACCCGTACACCCCGGAACTTATTTCCGTCAGCGGCGCACTCTATGGCGGCGCGGCGGTTCACGTTATTGACCTGATGGAAGTGGGACCATGACACAAAAATATTATGCGATTGTAACCAGCCAGGGCGCGGCGAAGATTGCCAACGCTGCCGCGCTCGGCACAAAACTGAATATTACCCACATGGCCGTGGGTGACGGCGGCGGTACGCTGCCGACGCCGAACGCCAGCCAGACAAAGCTGGTTAACGAGGTGCGCCTCGCGGCTATCAACACATTAAGCGTAGATCCTGCGAATGCTAACCAGGTTATTGCCGAACAGGTGATCCCGGAAAATGAGGGTGGATTCTTTATCAGGGAAATGGGCCTGTTCGACGCCGACGGCACGCTGATTGCCGTGTGTAACACGCCAGAAACCTATAAGCCCGCTCTGCAGGAAGGCAGCGGGCGCACGCAGACCGTGCGCATGATCCTGATCGTTAACAGCACTGACACGATTACCCTGAAAATTGACCCGTCCGTGGTGCTGGCAACGCGGCAGTACGCTGACAGCAAGGTAAGCCAGGCGGTGATCGAGGTCAAACAGTACGCGGACGACCTGATGGCTAACCATCTTGCCGCTGCTGACCCGCATAAGCAGTACGCGCCCAAAGAAAGCCCGGTGTTTACCGGCACGCCAAAAGCGCCTACCCCCGATGCGGGCAACAATTCTGCACTGCTTGCCACAACAGCCTTTGTGCAGAAGGCCATTGCGCAGCTGGTTGCGTCTTCCCCGGCCGCACTGGATACGCTGAACGAACTGGCGGCGGCGCTGGGAAACGATCCGAACTTTGCCACCACGATGATGAATCAGCTTGCGGCCCGTGCACTGCTTGCGGGCAGCGTTAATCAGCAATTTTTCGTCAAAGACCCCACGCAGGACGGGCACGCGGTAACCCTCGGAAAGATGAATACAGAGCTGGCAAAAAAAGCAGCGAGCGAGGGTAGCCAGTATCAAAAATTCCTGGTTAAAGGGGTAACCGATGACAGTAATGCTGCTGCCGCAATGTGGCAGCTGACGCAGGGCCTGTCAGGAAAAGCCGCCTATAACGGAAGTGCAAGCCAGGTATTTGATGTCGCCCAGGCCACCTACGCTACGCAAGCCGTTCGCTTTGACCAGTTTCAGGCAGGAAACAACGGAAACGGAGCATGGACAAAATTTCCGGGCGGCGCGCAGCATTGCCGTCAGAACATGACCGTTCCGGCAAAAAGCAGTCTGACCTGGACATTCCCCGCGGCCTTTACTTCTGCACCGGCGCTGTTTATCTCGACAATTAACGGCGCGCCGAATGCATGGTGTGCAGGGATTGGGTCATCTTCAGCAATCATTTACAACAACAACGACAGCGCGGTAAACGTTAACGTGCTGGCAATCTGGTGATGAATATGAGCGAACAGGAAATTACCGTATCTGAGCAGAACGAGGCGGCTCAGGTTGTGCAGTTTGAAAGGCGTTATTTCGTTTCGGTCAATGCCGATGACTACATCAACGGGATGATGATTGCCTTCACTCAGGCTGAGGCGGAGAACTATGCCGCAATGAGCCTGGCGGAGCTGACGCAGGCGCAGTTTGAGTCGGTCGGGCAGGATTGCCAGCTTCTCAGTGGCGAGATTGTGAAGGGCCCGCCGATGATTGCTGAACTGAGCACGCAGGCGAAGCAGGCCATCTTCGCCGCCCGTCAGCGTGATGCAACGGATAAAATTCAGACGCTGCAGGATGCGGTTGATCTGGATATGGCTACGGATGAGGAAAAGACGCAGCTGACGGCATGGAAAAAATACCGCGTAATGCTGAGCCGGACAGATGCGGATACACAGTCGCCGGAAGAATGGCCGCAGCCGCCAGGCTGACAGCGACAGCGCCCGGAGGGGCGCTTTTTTTCAGCCTTACCTTGTGTGATTTGCCACACAATGCCCGACGGGTGCGCCCGCGCCCGCGACCTTTCACCATAGCGGAACCCCTTCACAGGAGAACCGCCACATGGCAGATGATTATCACCACGGCGTGCGCGTTGAGGAAATCAACGAGGGCACCCGAACCATTACTACCGTCAGCACCGCGATTGTCGGGCTGGTCTGCACCGGCGACGACGCCGACGCGGCCACCTTCCCGCTTAACCGTCCGGTGCTGTTAACCGACGTACTCACCGCCAGCGGCAAGGCCGGTGAATCCGGCACGCTGGCCCGCTCACTGGACGCCATCGCGGATCAGTCAAAACCCGTCACCGTCGTTGTGCGCGTGCCGCAGGGCCAGACCGAAGCGGAAACCACCGCCAACATCATCGGCGGCGTGACCGACGGCCAGCGCACCGGCATGAAGGCGCTGCTGGCTGCGCAGTCTCAGTGCGGCGTTAACCCCCGTATTCTGGGCGTGCCCGGCCACGACACCAAAGCCGTCGCCACCGAACTGCTGAGCGTGGCGCAGAGCCTGCGCGGCTTTGCCTACCTGTCCGCGTATGGCTGCAAGAGCGTTGAAGAGGCGATTGCTTACCGCGCCAACTTCAGCCAGCGCGAAGGAATGCTGATCTGGCCTGACTTCATCAACTTTGACACCGTGCTGAAGGCGGACGCGACGGCCTACGCCACCGCACGCGCGCTGGGCCTGCGCGCCAAAATTGACCAGCAGACCGGCTGGCACAAGTCCCTGTCAAACGTTGGCGTGAACGGCGTCACCGGCATTTCAAAAGACGTTTTCTGGGACCTGCAGGACACGGCCACCGATGCGGGCCTGCTGAACCAGAACGACATCACCACGCTGATCCGCAAAGACGGCTTCCGCTTCTGGGGTTCCCGTTGCCTCAGCGATGACGCGCTGTTTCAGTTTGAGTGCTACACCCGCACCGCGCAGGTGCTTAAAGATACGATGGCAGAAGCGCAGATGTGGTCCGTTGACGGAACTCTGAACCCATCGCTGGCCCGCGACATCATCGAGAGCATCCGCGCGAAGCTACGCAGCCTGGTGACTCAGGGCTATCTGATTGGCGCTGACTGCTGGCTGGATGAAAGCGTGAACGATAAGGACACGCTCAAGGCGGGCAAGCTGCTGATCGATTACGACTACACGCCGGTGCCCCCGCTGGAAAACCTGCTGCTGCGCCAGCGCATTACAGACCAGTATCTGGTCGATTTCAGCAGCCGCGTCAGCGCATAAGGAGACGGAAAGATGGCATTACCCCGCAAACTCAAGCATCTGAACCTGTTCAACGCAGGCAACAACTGGCAGGGGCTGGTTGAGTCCGTGACGCTGCCGAAATTCACCCGCAAGTTTGAGAAGTATCGCGGCGGTGGCATGGCCGGTGCTGTGGACATTGACATGGGCCTGGACGACGGCGCGCTGGATACGGAATTCATCATCGGCGGCACCGAAGCACTGCTGATTAAGCAGATGGGCACCACCACCGTGGACGGCATTCAGTTGCGCTTTACCGGCTCCATTCAGCGCGACGACACCGGCGAAGTGCAGGCGGTCGAGCTGGTCACGCGCGGACGCTATAAGGAGCTGGACTCCGGCGAATGGAAAACCGGCGAATCGAGCACCACCAAAGTGTCCGCAACCAACAGCTACGCAAAGCTGACCATCAACGGCGAAGTGCTCTATGAGTGCGATCTGGTGAACATGATCGAAATCGTGGGCGGCACCGACCTGATGGAAGCGCACCGCAACGCGCTGGGCCTGTAATCACACCGGCAGGCGCTGCGCCTGCCGCTTATCTCTCTTTTTAACGGAATCGCATCATGACAGACAAAACTGCACCTAATGAAAAGGCAGTTGAGCTGGACACCCCGATCCTGCGCGGAAAAACTGAAATCACCTCCGTCACCGTGCGCAAGCCACAATCCGGCGCGCTGCGCGGCACCCGCCTGCAGGCGCTGCTGGACATGGACGTGAACGCACTGATCACCGTGCTGCCGCGTATCACCACCCCGGCGCTGACCACGGCGGAAATTAACGAAATGGACCCCGCCGATCTGGTGAGCCTGTCGGTAGAGGTGGTCACTTTTTTGCTGAAGAAGTCGGTCCTGTCGGATTTAGCGACGGCCTGACGGTAGACGATCTGGTGGCGGACATCGCCACCGTCTTTCACTGGCCGCCCTCCGTTACCGAATCCATGACGCTGACCGAGGTGCTGGAGTGGCGGCACAAAGCAATCCTGCGACATGGGGCCAGCGATGAGTGATAAAAATCTGCGTCTGCAGGTTGTGCTGGGTGCGGTCGATAAGCTGACGCGCCCCTTCCGCAGCGCCCGCGACAGCACCCGTGAGCTGGCTGGCACGCTGCGCGACACCCGCAACACCCTGAAAGAGCTGGACGCGCAGGCCGGGCGTATTGACGGCTTTCGTAAAACCCGCTCACAACTTGCCATCACCGCAAACAATCTCAAAGCCGCCCGCGAAGAAGCGGCGCGGCTGGCCGTGCAGTTTACGGAAACAAACAAGCCCACAGCGGCACAGGCCCGCGTGCTGGAGCAGGCAAAAAACCGCGCCAGCCAGCTGCAGCAGACTTACAACGGGCTGCGCCTGTCGGTGCAGCGTCAGCGTGAGGCGCTGGGCGCTGCCGGTATCGACACGAAGAAACTCAGCCAGGCACAGCGTGAGCTTAAAAGTCAGGCTGACGAGGCGCGCGCCGCGATTGACCGGCAGCAGCTGTCGCTTAAAAAGCTGGGAGAGCGGCAGGCAAAGCTGAGCGCGGTTCGTGAGCGATATTCCCGATCGCTTGAGGTGCGCGATCGCGTGGCCGGTGCCGGTGCGGCAACGTCTGCCGCCGGGCTGGCAATGGGCGCGCCGGTGCTGGCCGCCGTGAAATCTTCAGCGGCAATGGAAGACGCCATGAAGGGCGTGGCAAAGCAGGTTAACGGGCTGCGCGACAACAACGGAAACCGCACGAAGCAGTTCTATGACATGCAGGCCGCTATCAAGGCCGCCAGTGAGCAGCTGCCGATGGAAAACGGCGCGATAGATTACGCCGCGCTGGTTGAGGGCGGCGCGCGCATGGGCGTGACGAACCAGAACGATTCTTATGAGGATCAGAAGCGCGACCTGCTGGCCTTTGCCACCACGGCGGCGAAGGCGTCAACTGCGTTTGAGCTGCCCGCCGGTGAGCTGGCCGAAGGGCTGGGAAAAATTGCGCAGCTGTACAAAATTCCTACCCGCAACATCGAGCAGCTGGGCGACGCGCTGAACTACCTGGACGATAACGCCATGTCCAAAGGTTCGGACATCATCGACGTGCTGCAGCGTATGGGCGGCGTGGCTGACAGGCTGGACTACCGCAAGGCCGCCGCGCTTGGCTCAACCTTCCTGAGCCTGGGCGCAACGTCGGAAACCGCCGCCAGTGCGGCGAATGCAATGGTGCGCGAGTTGTCCGTTGCGACCATGCAGGGCAAGTCGTTTATGGGTGGCATGGCGCTGCTGAAACTCGATCCGGCAAAGATTGAAAAGCAGATGACCACTGACGCGATGGGAACCATCCAGCGCGTGCTGGAAAAGGTGAATAACCTGCCTGACGATAAGCGCCTGACGGCCATGACGATGATTTTCGGTAAGGAGTTCGGCAAGGACGCGGCCAAACTCGCTAACAACATGCCGGAGCTGAGGCGACAGCTGCAACTGACGCAGGGCGACGGAGCGAAAGGCTCTATGCAGAAAGAGTCGGACATCAATAAGGACTCGCTTTCTGCGCAGTGGATGCTGACCAAAACCGGCGTTTCCAACACCATGAGCGGCCTGGGCGATACGCTGCGCACGCCGCTGATGGACATCATGAACATGGTGAAAAAAGTCACCGGCGTGACCCGCCGCTGGGTGGAAAACCACAAGGAGCTGGCGGGCGCACTGGTAAAAACTGCTGCGGTGATCTCCGTGATTGTGCTGGCGCTGGGTACGTTCATGATTGGCCTTGCGGCGGTGCTGGGGCCGATGGCGCTGCTGCGCCTGAGCTTTAACGTGCTGGGAATAAAAGCGTTCACCGCGTTCGGATTAATAAAAAGCGCCATCGGCATCGTGGGGAACGGCGTGCTGTGGCTGGGGCGGCTGATGTTCGCAAACCCGATTCTGGCCGTGATCGGGCTGATTGCCGCCGGGGCGCTGCTTATCTGGCAGAACTGGGACACGCTGGGGCCAAAACTTGCCGCGCTGTGGGACGGTATCAGCACAAAGGTCAGCAGCGTCTGGACCGCGATCCGCACCTTCATCAGCACAAAGTGGGGGGAGATTGTCGCTGACGTGCAGGCCCTGCCCGCAAGGTTTCAGGAGGCAGGTTCGCAGATGATTGACGGACTGATGGCGGGTATCAGCCAGAAGTGGGACGCGATCAAAAACAAGCTGTCTTCACTGACCGACTATCTGCCGGACTTTCTGAAGCCGGGCGGCGATAAGCCCGGCGCACCGCAGCTGCCGCGATTGGCAACAGTAAAATCAGGTAGTGGTGCATCCCTGCCGCCGGGCGGATTCCCCGGATTTGCGGGCATGTACGACAGCGGCGGCTTTATTCCGTCCGGGAAGTTCGGCGTTGCCGGTGAGAACGGGCCGGAGCTGGTCAGCGGTCCGGCGAACGTGACCAGCCGCCGGAGCACAGCACGGCTGGCAGCACTGGCGGCGCTGACGCTGGGTGGTGCCGGAGCGACGGCGGAGGCGAAGCCGCTGCACCCGCTAAGCCTGCCAGTTCAGGCGTACCGGCAGGAAGCACCGCGTCAGCAGTCTGTGGGTGGCAGTATGCCTTCAGTCAGCATTCACGCGCCTATCACCATCGTGCAGCAGCCGGGCCAGAGCCAGCAGGATCTGGTTGATGAGGTGATGCGCAGGCTTGAGGCAAAAGAGCGGCAGGCGCAGGCCCGCGCCCGCAGCAGTTACCGGGACAGAGGGGGGGTTGAGGAATGATGATGACGCTGGGCCTATTTGTTTTCATGCTGAAAACGGTGCCCTATCAGGAGCTGCAGTATCAGCGCAGCTGGCGCTTTCCGTCAAACAGCCGGGTTGGCGTGCGGCCTTCGCTGCAGTTCTTGGGCCCGGACAACGACACGCTGACGCTTTCCGGCGTGCTTCTGCCGGAAATCACTGGCGGCAGGCTGTCGCTGCTGGCTCTGGAAAAGATTGCGGATCTGGGCCGCGCGTGGCCGCTTATTGAGGGAAGCGGGACTATTTACGGCATGTTCGTGATCGAGAGCTTCAGCCTGACTAAAACGGAGTTCTTCAGCAGCGGCGTTTGTCGCCGGATTGAGTTCACGCTGACCCTGAAACGTAATGATGAGTCACTGAGTGAGATGTTTGGCAGCCTCAGCAGTCAGCTGCCTGCCCTGCAAAGCCCGGCGTTAGCGGCAGGGGCCTCAGCCGGTGCTTTAGTGGGAGGAATTTTATAATGATCGCCTCTAACTGGATAACCGGCCAGCAAGGTGCGCCAGCCTTCCGGCTGACGATGGACGGGGCAGACATCACGCAGAAGCTGGAAAAACGCCTGATGAGCCTGACGCTCACGGACAACCGGGGATTTGAGGCGGACCAGCTGGACATCGAGCTGGACGACGCGGACGGTCAGCTGCAACTGCCGCGCCGTGGTGTCGTGCTCTCGCTGTCGCTGGGCTGGCAGGGTGAGGCGCTTTTCCCGAAGGGCAGCTATACGGTTGACGAAATCGAGCACAGCGGCACGCCTGACCGCCTGACGCTGCGGGCGCGCAGCGCAGACTTCCGGCAGACGCTGAACACGAAACGGGAGAAGTCCTGGCACAAAACCACCGCGGGCGAAATTGTCCGGGATATTGCCGGGCGCCATAAGCTGAATGCGGCGATGGGTGAGGACATGGCGGCGACAGAAATTGACCACCTTGATCAGACCAATGAATCAGACGCCAGCTTTCTGATGCGCCTGGCTAAACAGTGCGGCGCGGTGGCCTGCGTCAAAGATGGAAATCTGCTGTTCATCCGGCAGGGCCAGGGCAAAACAGCCAGTGGCAAGGCGTTACCAGTGATTACCCTTCAGCGCAGCGACGGAGACAGCCACCGCTTCACTCTGGCGGACCGCGACGCTTACACCGGCGTAATCGCCAGCTGGCTGCATACGCGCGAACCCGAAAAAAAACCGGTGGCAAAGGTGAAGCGCAGACGTAAATCCACAACAAATAAAAAAGAGCCTGAAGAGAAGCAGGGAGATTACCTGATCGGCACCGATGAAAATGTGCTGGTACTGAGTCGCACTTACGCTAACCGGGGCAATGCAGAACGTGCTGCGAAAATGCAGTGGGAACGCCTGCAGCGTGGTGCAGCGACGTTTTCAATTCAGCTGGCAAAGGGGCGCGCCGATCTTTACACGGAAATGCCGGTGAAGGTCAGCGGTTTTAAAAGTCAGATTGATGCGGGGGAGTGGATTATCACAACACTGACGCATAGCCTCAATGCGGATAATGGATATACCACAGCAATAGAGCTTGAAGTAAAGATTGATGAGTTGAGTATGCAATAGCAAATTTTTCTACCCAATTGGATATTCAAAAGGTACTATTCGCGAAAATATAGAACAGGACGAATCCGAAATGATGAACTGCCCGAAATGCTCCCATGCTGCCCACACTCGTAGTAGCGTCCAGCTTTCTGAAAATACTAAAGAAAGATACAATCAGTGCCAGAACATTAATTGCGGATGTACCTTCAAATCTCTGGAAACGGTAACAGACATTATCATGTGTCCGGGCAAGGTTAATCCAGCACCACCCCATCCATCACGAGTGACGTCCAAAGCATCACAGGGGCAACTCTGGTTATAACCCGCTGAGGCGGGTTTTTTATTGCCTACTAAAGGAAGCAAAAAACGTGTGTAGTCATTTGGTGGACATTTAAATTCTTCAGTCAATAAAATGCATATAAATAATTGATTTTAATGGATATTAATGGGTGTATCGACTGGTTTTTTAGTATAGCCTGTTTTAAGGCTGGAGCGCTAAGGGTCTGACAGGTAAACTTCCCCGAATCCTATTCTCTGACGTGAGTGTCGGCGTGGAACTGAAAGCAACTTCGATGGGCAAACGACTTGCCCGGCATCCCTATAATCGTGTCCGTCTGATGGCGGCGGGCGTCGAAGTCAGTGGCGATAAGCATGAGTATCTGATCCCCTTTAATCAGTTGCTGGATTTCGCCTGCAAGCGCGGCGTGGTGTGGGGCGAACTGGAATTTTTACTGGCGGATGAAAAAGTGGTGCGGCTGCATGGTACGGAATGGCAGGAAACGCAGCGCTTTTATCACTACCTGCTGCAGGCCTGGCAGAGCTGGAGCCTGGAGATGAGTGCGGTATGCCGCGACGTGCTGCAGAGCCTGCGTGATGACATTGAGGCATTCAGTACGCAGGATCGCTGGCTGAACCGGCATGAACTGCAGGCGCTGAAAAACACCATTATTCAGCAGTTCGATGCGTTGCCGCTGCCGCTCTCCCGCCTGAAGGATTTTGCTGACTGTCGTGAAAACCAGGCCTTCTGTCAGCGCTGGCTGGAGCAGGGAGAGGCAGCTCTGCGGCAGCGAAACCGTGACTGGACCGCCACCATGCTGACCCGCTACCGGGCATTCTTCGACACTGTCGAGAGTACGCCTCTCAATCAGTCGCAATGCGAGGCGGTGGTCAACGGCGAAGATTCACTGCTGGTGCTGGCGGGTGCCGGGAGCGGTAAAACCTCCGTGCTGGTGGCGCGTGCGGGCTGGTTAATGCAGCGCAATCTCGCCAGCGCCGATCAAATTCTGCTGCTGGCCTTTGGCCGACAGGCTGCAGAAGAGATGAACGCCCGTATCCAGTCGCGGCTGTCAGCCGCAGACATTCAGGCGCGAACCTTCCATTCTCTGGCCTTGCATATTATTCGTGAAGGCAGCAATAAGCAGCCGGTCATCAGCAAGCTGGAGAGCGATGCCGATGCGCGTCGTGCACTGCTGATTCAGGAATGGCGGCAGCAGTGTCATGAGAAAAAGGCCCAGGCCAACGGCTGGCGCCAATGGCTGCGTGACGAGCTGGAGTGGGAGGTGCCGGAGGGGGCATTCTGGGAGGATGACAAACTGGCTAAGCGCCTGGCGTCCCGGCTCGAACGCTGGCTGGGTCTGATGCGCATGCATGGCGGCGCGCAGGCCGCGATGATCGCGGAAGTGCCCGAAGAGGTGCGCGATTTGTTCAGCAAACGCATCAGGCTGATGGCTCCCCTGCTGAAAGCGTGGAAGAGTGCGTTAAAAGAGGAGGGCGCGATCGATTTTTCGGGTCTGATTCATCAGGCGATTGCTCTGCTGGAAAAAGGGCGCTTTATCAGCCCCTGGAAACACATTCTTGTGGATGAGTTTCAGGATATCTCACCGCAGCGTGCTGCCTTACTCAGTGCTTTACGCCAGCAGAACAGGCGCACCGCCCTGTTTGCCGTTGGCGATGACTGGCAGGCCATCTACCGCTTCAGCGGTGCAGAGATGACGCTGACGACGGCATTTCATCACTACTTTGGTGAGGGTGACCGTTGTGTGCTGGATACCACTTACCGTTTTAACGATCGCATCGGCGACATCGCAAACCGTTTTATCCAGCAGAATCCGCAGCAGCTGGCGAAGCCGCTTAACAGCCTCACCAAAGGGAATAAAAAGTCGATTTCACTGCTGGCGGACGATCAGCTGGAGCCGTTGCTGAATAAACTCAGCGGCTATGTAAAGCCTGATGAGCGCATCCTGCTGCTGGCGCGCTATCACTATCTGCGACCAGATGTGCTGGACAAAGCCAGAACCCGCTGGCCGAAACTCAATCTGGAATTTATGACCATCCATGCCAGTAAAGGCCAGCAGGCGGACTACGTGATTCTGCTGGGGTTGCAGCAGGGCAAAGAGGGCTTTCCGGCGAACGTGCGCGAATCGGTTATCGAACAGGGCCTGTTACCGCAGCCGGAAGCGTTCCCGGATGCAGAAGAGCGCCGCCTGGCCTATGTCGCGCTGACACGGGCGCGTCAGCAGGTTTTTCTGCTGTTTGATAAAAGCGCACCGTCACCCTTTGTCGGGCACTTCCGTGAACTGGGTGTGCCGGTGCTGCGTAAGGCCTGA